CCAGGGTTCAAGCACGAAACCAAAATCGCGCAGGTTCAGTCCGACATCGACAGTATGAAGGAAGGACCGGCGAAGGAATACAACAAGCAATTGCTGGCGCACCTGAAGGGCGAAACCTACACGCCGTCCGCGCCCGCGCCCCAAGGGCCTGACCCGTATCCCGGCTCCAAGGGGCAACAGGCGATCTATGAATACGCGACGCACCCTGACCCCGGGGTGACCGTGGCGGAAAAGATCAGCGGCATCAAATCGGTCATGGCGCACCCGAACGCGGGGCCAATGACGCAAGAATTTGGTGAAAAATGGATCGCGGCGCTGGACCCGAGCCAAGCCGCGACACCGGCCGCAGCACCAACCCCCGCACCAGCGCCCGCACCGACACCAACGCCCGCAGCCAAGCCGTGGGCAAGCCTGGAAACCATCAACAACGTCCACGGCAGGGCGGCGAAGCCACCGAAGAACGTCATTCGCGGCAACAAGAAACTGGCGCGCATTCAAAATGCCTATGACTGGGAAGCCAAGTCGGCGCAGCCGCCAAGCACCAGCACGCCGGAAGCGCAGAAGATCGCGCCGTCAATCAAGAAAGCGTTCTGGAACAAGGTGGATGGCGGGGTCAAGCAATCCATCTCGCTGTATGGCGGTTCGGATTATTACCCGATCAACGGCGCGCTGCGCGGTGATCCTAATTACCCCATGACACCCAAGGTGCAGGGCTGGGTCAACGACATGGATGCGCTGTTCTATGACGACGCGGCGGTGACCACCGAACACATGATCGTCCGACGCGGCGAGGCCACGCCGCAAGCCGATATCGATCGCTGGAAGATCGAACTCGCCAAGGGCGACAAAGCCTGCCTGAACTACCGTAGCGGCTACACCTCGGCCAGCGTGGCGGATGAGTCAGCGTTCTCCTCCAAGCCGGTGCAGTGGCATTTCGTGGTGCCCAAAGGCACCCGCATCCTGGGCATCGCTGGCACCGTCGGTCATCACGAAAACGAAATCCTGTTCCCGCACGGTCAGCAGACGGAAATCTATGAAATGTGGGAAGCCGACGGCCAGCAACACATCAAGGCGATTCTAAGATGAGCGACACCAGCGACATCAGTGCCGAGGACATGGCGGATTTAGAACAGCGCGCCAAAGTCAGCGGGCGCACGATTGAGCAACTGATCGCGGTGTTTCGCCGCTCCACCTCATTGGGCGTCGCCAGCATCGGCGAGGACGTGATCGGCGACAACGAAGCGATAGCCGGTGGCTATACGCCGCTGACCAAAGTGCCGCTGCCCGACAGCATCCGTGATGTCGATTACCCCGACGATGAGGACATCTCGGGAGAACCGCCTGTGGTCGCAGGGCGGACGTGAAGATTTGCGATTGTCACGCCTGCCAAGAAAGGAGAGCGACGATGTCGCGCCGAAGCATTGGCGACTACATTTTGCGCGGGTTCATGTCGCGCGATAAAGCCTCGGTCACTGCGGTTATTCAGGACGCCGAGGCGGCACTGGCTAAGCGCACCAAGGATCAGGACGACCACGATGAGCCTGACGGCGACGAGGGCGGTGGCGACAAGCACACCATCGTCAATATCCACAATCACCACGAAGGCGACGACGACGACAAGGACAAGGCGCCGGTTGGTGATAGCGGCAAGCTGGGCGCGCGCGTGGCGCGGCTGGAAAAGGGCTTCACGTCGATGGACAAGAAGCTTGACCGGGTGCTGGACAGCATCACGGGCAAGGGCAAGGACGACGGCCTGCCGCCGTGGCTGGCCAAGAAGGGCGACGACGACGATAAGGGCGACGACGACAAGGACGACAAGGGCGACGACGACGACAAGAAGGACACCGACGACGATCTGCCCACCGGTCACACCGAGGGCGCCCAGGTCGCGCAGGACCCGCCCGGCGTCGAAGCCGAACTGATGGAAGCCGACCCGGCGCTGAAAACCGGGCCATCCAAGATGGGCGACAGTGCCTATCGCGGCAGGCTGTCCACCGCGTTCAAGAACTTGATTCAGGAAACCCGCGCGCGGGCCGAAATCCTCGCGCCGGGCATCAAGTTCCCAACCATGGACGCGGCACAGGGACCCAAGGTTGCCAGCGAAATGATCTGCGGTATCCGGCGCGCCGCACTCACCAAGGCAATCACCGATCAGCGCACCGGGCCGGTGATCGCGGGCTACCTCACCGCTGGCGGCATCAAGACGATGTCGTGTGATGCGGTGCGCTACGCCTTCATGGACGCGTCCGACAAGGTGCGCGCCCATAACAACGCCACCGGGCGGCCATCCGAGGCGACCTATTCCGCCGACGGTGACCCGCGCGCGTTCCGCGACGCCCAGTCCGAGAAAATCCGCCAGATCAACGCTCGCAACCGCGAGTTTTGGACCAAGCACGGCGGTCTCGGCCCACAGGGGAGTGTGCACTGATGCCGGTATTCCCATCGCTCGACGGCTCGGTGCTGATCACCGTCGAATACAACGACGACGTCGCTGGCGAACCCGGCAAGGTGTGGGCCATCCTGCACGACAATTCCATCCTGGGCTGGACTGATACCCAACCGGTGGTTCCGGTGATCATCGGTTCACTGCCAGCCGCAGCACCCGCCACCGACCCGATACTGTCACCACTCTGGGGTCAGTATGTCGGCGGCATGGTGTTCGTGCCGGATATGTGGCGTGGCCCAGTGGCGGCATTCTTCACCGCTGTCGCTTCCAACAACGGCGCCACCCGCAAGGTCTATGCCAATTTCTTCACACCGGAATTGGCATCCGCTTTCCAGCAATGGGCGCGGACCAACCCTGCCGCACTTTCGGAACCACCCAACGTCACCGCCGAGAAGGAAGCTATGGAAGCCGAGGCGGCGAAAGAGGACGCCGAAGCCAAGGCCCAGGCGGCGGCCGAGGCAGCCGAGGCGGCAAAAGAGGCGGCGGTCGCGACCGAACAACGTCGCGGGCGACGTAACAACGAGCCGAGCCGGGAAGCCTAAAGCACCCTGAAAGGAGGGGTCGATTAAATGGTCGCTTTTCTCTTGCGTATGGGGGCTGGCATCAACGGCACGCCCAACCGCGCTCACACCAACGACACCGAGGCGCAGTATCTGTTGCCACCCGGTCCGACGTTCTACGGATGCGGGCTGGTAATGGACGCTACCGGCAAGGTGCGCCCGCCGGTCGCGGGTGATCCGCCTGCCACCGGGCCGAATGCGGGTGGCGTCGTGTATGGCCTTTACGTGCGGCCCTACGTGACCAATTCCAACCAAGCCGCGTTGGGGGTGGACAGCCCGCCGCAAGGCACCTTGTTGGAACCGGCCTCGGTGATGATCCGGGGTTATATGTCGGTCATCCTGCGCGGCGCCGTGGCGGCCGTGAAGGGCGCCCCGGTGTTTTGCTGGAAGGCAGCGCCAGCGGGCGGACAGGTAACCGGCGGTATCACCGCAGACGGCACCACGCTGGCCTCGGTGATGGCGGTGCGCGGCTACTTCATGGGACCCGCCGACGCCAACGGCATCACGGAAATCTACTTCTCCGCGATCTAGTCTACACTGGCGTATATACGCCAAATCCTCACAATCGAATCAGCTTGAAGGGAAATCCAATGCCATTGGATAGTCTGAACGGCTGGGGTGGCATTGGCCACAACAGCGGTGCTGGCGGCGGCGGCAATCGTCGCGGCGGCATGTTTACCTACGACTCGTCGTTCTACGATTCGACCGGCGCGTTCCTGATCGGTGAATTGGAACGCCTCGACCAGACCATTCACGACCCGCTGTATAGCGTCACCTGGGGTCGCGATATTGATCTGCGCGAGGATGTCACCATCGGCGACGAAGTGTCGTCGTTCACCAATTCCAGCTTCGCGGTGGCAGGCGGTATCAACCCGGCTGGCATCAACTGGATCGGCAAGAACGTCAACACGATCAGCGGCGCGCAACTCGACATCGGCAAAACGCCGCAGCCGTTGTTCCTCTGGGGCATGGAGGTGTCGTATACACAGCCAGAGCTACAGTCGGCGCAACGCGTAGGACGCCCGATTGACGACCAGAAGTATCAGGTGATGCGCGTCAAGCACCTGATGGATACCGACCAACTGGTCTACCTCGGCGATGCCACACTCGGCACCTACGGGCTGATCAACCACCCGTCGATCGCAGTCGCCAACGCAAGCGGCGGCGCATGGACTGCGGCAGCACCCGACAACATCATTGCCCAGGTCAACGAAATCCTGACGACCACGTGGCAGAACTCGGGCTATGCGCAGGCACCCGACCAACTCCGCGTGCCGCCGCTGCAATTCGGTATGATGGTGTCGGCCAAGGTATCGACGGCGGGCAACATCTCGGTGCTGCGCTATTTGCAGGAGAACACCATCTGCAACACGCAGAACGGCAAGCCGCTCAACATTCAGCCGTTGAAGTGGTTGTCCAATGCGGGCGTCGGCTCAGCAAACCGGATGCTGGCCTATACCAAGCAGTATGACCGCGTGCGCTTTCCAATGACCCCGCTGTCGCGGACGCCGTTGGAGTGGCGGTCGATTTACAACATCACGACCTACTATGGCCGCCTCGGCGTTATCGAGGTGGTGTATCCCGAGACCTTGCTACTGCGCGACGGCATTTAGGCCGGTCAGCTTCGCGCCTCTTTTCAGCCCAGCGGGCGGCAGATTACATTCAGCCACAAGCTGCACGCCATCCGCACCTA